CCTGCATAATGAGCGATTTGTGCAATAAAATGCAATGAAAAAAATGTTATTATTGTATTATCGGGAACAGATGATGATTAACGGTGATCCAAGTGTACAGTCGTTGATCACGGTGATTTCCAAACGCGGCAGGATGAGTCCAGTTAATATGACGATGAATCTTGCCGCATTATATTGATTACAATGTGGTGGCGGAAGATAAACGCTGAGAGAATACGGTTTGCTGTGAGAGGTTATGTATTTACTCTATACAGCTCTAGGACGGAACTCCATAAAAGACCAATCGTAATCGAAATACAGTTGCAAGGGTGTGAGTCCCTTGCCCACATTAATTACAGAGAAGGCATCAGGTCAAATGACTCGGTGCCTTTTTATATTACAAATGTTATTATTTGTATGAGGTGAAGATAATGGATAAAGAAATAGAAAAACTTACACGACTAAATGAATTCATGCGAGATAGATTAATATGGTTTGCCGAGAATAGTTGGAATGCTGACGTAGCGAATCACATGCACCAGGAAGCGTTAAAGGATTTAGCTGAACTAGAGAAAGAGATAGATACGGAATTTGCAAAAGAACTTGAATACAAAGCCATGATGGAAGAATTAAGTAAGGATGATGAGTCGCTCAAATGAGCGGCTTTTTCTTTTGATTTTCCTTCGAGACGACCGAAATCACCCAAGCCGTAAAAGTGATTTGAAGTTATACACTAAGAAGGAGGATACAGAGCATGCCAATAAATGAAGATGACATTGAAAAGAAAGTTATTGAAGACAACGCTGAATGGCTTAACACGGTTGCAGATGGTTTAGATAAAGCGGAAAGAATATCAACAGGAACAGATTACGGTGTGGAAGGAAATAAAATTATTAAGTTGAGTGATGAGTTAGCCAAGGAAATCTCTGAGAGATTGCGGAGGATCGCCAATGAAATTACATAAGGATGGAACTGTAGAAGGCACGCCAGAAGAGATAGCGGAGTATCGATTGCTTATGAAAGCACAACACCCACAGTTGTTACACAGTCCATTCCCGGAAGGATCACCAGCAGAAGACGAGAGAACATCAATATTGAAGATACAAGAAGAACATTTTAAAAATAGGAAGCCGCACGAGATACCGAAAGTTACGTTGTAACCACATCCAATGGGAAGGAGATCACTTATGACTTGCCCAAAGTGCTGGAATGAATGTGTTAACCTCGGGGAGTTAGTTAGAGGGATATGTGATGACTGCGTAGAGAAAGATGAGGCGCTTAAAAATGCGAATCAGGATAAGTAAGAGTGAGCTTAAAATGATGATTGGACGAAGCACTAGGGTTCATACGACTCACTTCTATCTATTCGGGTTCATACAGCTTGGTAAGGCTAAACAAGGGTATGCAACCAGGAGATCGTTGAACGTCTTGTACAGATGGTTAACAAGGATTGAATATGAAGTGTAGAAAGGAGAGTGATCACATGGCAGACTTAAGACCACAGATCATGTTGTTTGTGACTGAGTACATTAAGAATGGTGGCAACGGAACGAACGCCGCAATAGCTGCCGGATACAGTGAGAAGTCAGCATATAGTCAAGCGAGTAGGTTGCTAAAAAGTGTTGAGGTTCAACAGTATCTTAACAATACTCAACAAAGTATTAACAAGGACTTGCGTATGATGTTCGCTGAAGATGCTGTTAAGGCATATGGAGTGCTGCTTGAGGTCATGAATGACACTTTAACACCACCTAAAGATCGTTTGGTTGCTGCAAGGGATTTATTGGACAGAGCAGGTTATAAACCAATTGATAGGATACAAGCTGATGTTAGTGCGACTGTGGAAACTAAAACAGATTTGAGCAATCTTACTAAAGAGGAGTTGGCTGAGCTTGAACATATCATCTCAAAGACTGCCAACACTGGATGAAGTTAGACGGGCACGTTCTAACAAAGACTTCTCCTACTTTGTAGATTACGACAGTGATTATCGAGATAAAGAAGGCAATCACTTAGATGTGTTGGATGAAACACTTATGAAGGTATCTGATGGAGAGATTAAACGACTTATCGTTACAATGCCACCACGACATGGTAAGAGTGAACGAGTGAGTCGTAAGTTCCCAGCTTGGCACATTGGACGTAATCCAGACGATGAGATAATACTTGCATCTTATTCTATCGACCTGAGCAGAGGATTCTCACGTATTGCAAGAGATACGTTAGCCGCACATGCTGAGACATTCGGTGCTGACGTGGATCAGAATAATAAATCAGCAGAATCATGGGGAACCGAAGGACATCGTGGCGGATTGCATGCAGCTGGTGTTGGCGGTCCCATAACAGGTAAGGGTGCAAAGATAGCAATCATTGATGATCCAGTGAAGAATGCAGAAGAGGCTGACAGTGAGACGATGCGAGAAAAGATATGGGAGTGGTACACATCAACCCTATATACTCGTTTAACTCCTGACGGTCGTATTGTCGTTGTAATGACTCGTTGGCATGAGGATGACTTAGTAGGTCGTTTACTTAAGAAAGAGTCTGACGAGATCAAGGAAGGCGTACACAAGGGAGAACGTTGGACAGTCATTAACTTCCCTGCATTAGCTGAAAAGGATGATTATTTGCAACGTCCTGAAGGTGAACCATTATGGCCTGAACATGGATTCGATAAAGAACGTATGGAACAGATCAAGGTTGACGTTGGTTCTCGTGTATTTAATGCGTTGTACCAGCAAAGACCAACAGCAGCAGATGGCAACATGCTTAAACGTGAATGGTGGAGATATTACGACAGTCCACCGCCATTTGCTTCCATGCTCATTAGCGTTGATGCCGCATTTAAGGATGAAGACACGAGTGACTATGTAGTTGTTCAGGTATGGGGTAAGTCACAAGCCAACATGTATTTAGTGGATCAGGTGAGAGCTAAGATGAATTTCCCGGCTACTCTACAGACGATCCGCAACGTAACCAAGAAGTATCCAGAAGCACATTGGAAACTGGTAGAAGATAAAGCTAATGGTTCAGCTATCATTGCCACGCTACACAGAGAGATTGGTGGTATAGTCGCCATTAATCCCGAAGGTGGTAAAGTTGCTAGGGTAAATGCTGTATCGGCTTATATCGAGTCAGGCAATGTCTACCTACCACGTACATCGTGGATACAAGACTTTGTTGAAGAAGCCGCAAGCTTTCCACAAGGTAAACATGATGATCAGATCGATGCGATGAGCCAAGCGCTCCATCGTTTTATTTATTTTAACGGTATTATTCCTGAGAAGGATAAAGAGAAGACCCCGTTCCCATTCAGGACGGAGGAACCTAGTGGAGGTGAGTTCATGTCATGGTAGAAGATGTTCAGAAGCTAGGCGATTTACTCAAACTTCCTAACTTGGATGATGACACAATCAAGCTGATCAATGAGAAGGTGCGTGAGTTAATTGGTGCTGCCAAGGTGCAACTTCCAGTAAAACCAGAGTTGACCGAATCAATCGTGGATGAGTGGCTAAACGGCAAGAAAGAAGGTGAGTAGATGCAAGAGACAGCCACATTAGATAAGTTAGCTGGCGAAAATGAAAAACAATATCAAGAAGGCCTGTCCTATAAACGTAGGATGGGCTTTTTAGATAAATGGCCTGAAATGGAACGTATGAAGGCTGGTGATCAATGGCCTGCACCAACGCAGCGAACTAGATCGATGCCACGTCCAGTATTCAACGTTATTGAGATGATCGAAGGTCACAAAGTAGCAAACGTCATGTCAGAGCAGATCAAGATGATATACACCAATCAAGAGATGGACAGTGAAGCTGAGGAAGACACAGGTGACTTATTTAGTCGTTATGCTGATGCCACATGGGAGCGCCTAAAAGAAGATGAGCTCAATGAGGAAGCGTTGGACATATGTGCTAACACCGGAACCGTAGCAAAGCATTACTACTGGGACAATGAAGTTAAGGGCGGAAAGAATTATCCTTTCATTGGCGAGATGGACGGAGAGGTTATCGATCCAGTCAACATCTTCTTCGGCAATCCTCAACAACGGAAGGTGCAGAAACAGCCGTACATCATCATTTCTAGCCGTGAAGACATCAAGAATGTTAAGGCTGATGCTCGTAGGAATGGAACAAGTAAGGAAATGGTATCGCAGATCAAACCTGATAAGGACACTCAAGAAGAACGCTATGATGCCGCTAAGATTGAGTTAAATGACACAGGCAAGGTTACGGTGCTCACGAAGTACTGGAAGGGCACTGACGGTATGATCTACTTCTGTAAGACAGCATCAGGAATGACCATCAAGAAGGCGACTAACACCAACCTTAAACTGTATCCCATAGCTGCGATGCAATGGAAAAGACGTAAGAAGTGCATATACGGAATAGGTGAGACTGAGGGGCTTGTACCCAATCAGAAGGCTATTAACCTACTCATTGCTATGCAGATCCTATCAGCACAACTTACTGGATCGCCTAAACTGATCTACAAGGCAAACGCTATTGATCCCTCCAAGGTGACAAATGCACCAGGAGAGATGATTGAGGATCGTTCCCCTCCTGGCGTTGGTGACGGAGTGAAATACCTCAACCCCGTGAACATGAGTAATGCGGCTGCCAACCTAGTAGAACAGATCCTTGGATTTACTCGGCAGATGACAGGTGCCAATGATGCCGCTACAGGTAACATGCCAACTGGTGATCTTAATGCTACTGCCATCATGCTTCTACAGAAAGCCGCAGGAATTCCAATAGAGTCTATCAAACGTAGGTTCTACGGATTTGTGGAGGATACAGGACGCATCTGGGAAGAAATGTGGAAGGTTAAGTACAATATTGGTCGTCAAGTCACTCTAAAAGATGATGAGGGTGAAGAATATCCAGAGTACTTCAATGGTGCTGATCATGCAGGAGTGGAGCTTGCGCTTAAAATTGATGTAGGACCATCAAGTATGTACTCTGAATCACTTATGTTGTCGAGTCTGGACAAGTTCTTGGATCGTGGAGACATCACATTTGAGCAGTATTTGAAGCACGCTCCTAGAAATGTCGTACCTTACAGGGATCAATTACAAAAGGAATTGGATGAAAGCAAAGGTATTGTTGGACAGATTGATCAGTTTGTTAAGAGTATGGCACCAGAAGAAAAAGCGATGTTCGATCAAATGCCACCTGAACAGCAATTCCAGTTACTTCAATCTACAATTGCACCACCGCAACAGACGCAACAGCAAGTACCGCAACAACCTATAGCAATATAACAGGGCTTCCCCAGTGCAGGGGGGCCCTTTTCTATATATAAAATTTGCTCCTACCACAGAGCAAGGAGGATTCAAACATGGAAGAAATTGAAACCGCCAACCATAGCGGCAATGAAGAAGTGACTGAGCAAATTGCAGAATCAATTGAAACAACAACCGAGGGTATCGATTCCCCACCACAGGAAGAACCCAGAGGAATAAAGGTCAAATACAACAGCGAAGAACGTTACGTGACAGATGAGGAAGCGCCTGAGTGGATTCAAAAGGGCATGAACTATGGAAAGGTTTCTGAGAAAGCCGATAAGTTTCAGCAATCATTAGAGCGTGCTGCAAGACTTAACGGATATCCAGATCATGAGTCCTATATGTCTGCCCTTGATGAGTATGAAGCTAATCTACACATACAGGAAGAAGCAGACCGTTTGCAAGTATCTGAGGACTTTCTAAGAGCTGAGTTCAACCCAATCAAGCAAGAGTTGTCACAAGCAAAGAGTGAGCTTCAACAGCTGAAAGAAGCTGATATGGTTCGTCAAGTTCAGAGTCAATTGGAAAGTATGGAACGGAATGTCACTGATTACCCTGACTTCACAAAGTACAAAACGGACGTAATCAACATGGCTGCAAATAAAGGTTACACATTGGACGATGCGTACATAATCGCATCCCATCACGATCGATTAAACAGCGCACGTACGCAAGCTCAGCAAGAAACGATAAGAAGTCTACAACAAAACGCCGACTCTTCCACTGGATCGTTGGGTGCTGACTCTCCTGAACATAGTGGGGGTTATTCTGCTATGTCTCCATCCGAGAAGAAAGCATTCAGAGAGAACGTGAAAGGTCGAGCTAACTAGGGGGATAAATTTATGTTGAAATTAAATCTACAAACATTCGCAACGTCAGTACAGGGGTATAACGCTACAGCAGGAGTGAACGCATTAACAGCAGAACAGCACGAATTCTTCCAAGATGAAATGTTGGAGAGATTGATTCCAGAACTTACATGGACAAAATTCGGAGAGAAGAACAAAAACATTCCAAAACGTAAGGGTGCGACAACAAGCTTCCGTAGATTGAACAGCTTAGCAGTGTCTACAACAGCACTGACTGAAGGTGTAACGCCTGATGGAGTCAACTTGGATATCGTTAAGATCTCTACAACTGTACAAGAATACGGAGCGTGGACAAAGATTTCTGAGTTCATCGATCTTACTGGCTATGATGCACTATTGACCGAAACATCTGGCTTGATGGGGGAGAATGCAGGAGAGTCCATTGATGTCATCGTTCGGGATATGCTTGCAGCAGGGACTAACGTTGTCTATGCCAACAGTAAAGCTTCTCGTAGCACATTGTTGCCAGCTGATAAGATCACAGCATTAGACATCCTTAGAATTCGACGCACTATGAAGCGCAACAAAGTTAAAACGATCCGTCTTCCTAACGGTGGAGAAGGTTACGTAGCTTTTGTACACCCTGACGTTGCTATGGATATCATGCAAATGCAGGAATGGAAAGATCAGAACACATATGTCAACACGAAGAACCGTGAAGAAGGATTCCTTGGTAGAATGTACGGTATTTACTTCATGGAAGTAGATAATGGTGTTAAGTATGCTAGTGGTGCTCCTGGCGCTCCTGCTGCCAATGATGCATACGGAACAATCTTCTTGGGTCGTGGTGCATACGGTATTCCTGATATCGAAGGTAGCATGAAACCAGATATCATTGTTCACCCTGCTGGATCTGGCGGTGTGTCTGACCCACTCAACCAGTTCAACTCAGTAGCTTGGAAATGTGCATTCGCTGTAGTTCGTCTGCAAGAATTGGCAATCATTCGTTATGAATCAGGTGCAACAATTTAATATATCGGAACTAGGGAGCCTTCGGGCTCCTATTTATTTTTAGGGGGAATTCAAATGGCTAACAAAGAAGATGAAAAAACACCGGAACAATTGGTTATGGAAGAAAAAGGACTAGAAAGAAAGGCAAAAACAGCAGAGAAAGACGCTGAGCAACAACTTAAAGCTATGAAAAAGGTTACTATTCTTATCCCAGACGATCCACAGAACCCATCTGATAAGGTTGTTCCAATCGGATTCAATGGAGTTATCTATACTGTTCCGCGCGGTGTGCCTGTTGAAGTTCCTGAAGCTATCGCTGAAATCTATAACTACTCTTATACAAGTACAAGAGCAACGAACGCACGCATCGAAAACAGCACCAAACAAGAAATTAAAGTGATGTAATAAGGCCCTTCATGGGCCCTTTTTCTTTATAAAGGGGTGGTAACGTGAACTTACAAGAGATACTAGATGAAATATCTGATAAATACCCACATGGCATGTCCAATGACAGTGTAATCCGCAAGATAAATAACATTCAGGGAGAGTTGTTCCGAACAACATTCCGAGTGAAAACAATGTCAATCTACACTCTTGAAAAAGATGTGTTTGTATACTCCTTGCCATTCGCACGAAGTAACCTATCTGATGTGGTGATTGATGGCGTTGAGTACCTATATCAGGACAGCAAAAAGAGATCAAACATACCTTTCTATTACTTTGTTGGTCCTACTGGTCTAGGTATATTCCCAACACCTGAAAAGACTATCGTGGATGGAATGTCACTGCTCTACTACATGTCTCCAACACCGCTGACAGAACAGGCACTAGATGCCACTCCTGATCTTGACCAAGACTTTCACATGCTACTGGTGTACGGTGCCCTTGCACAGATATGTGAGTCCTTTAACGATGTTGCCATGGTGAATAACTATACGAATAAATACAACGGATTAATCCAAGAGTTCAATAAAGTAAATGATGAGACTCCTGATTACCCTGTTATTGAAGATGTCATGGGGGTGTGGGGATGAGCGAAGCATCAGAAGGATCGACGCAACAGTTCGTAAATGGTGGAGTCATCCCAAACGGGTTGGTTGGTCAGAATGCGGTATCTAAAACATACGTAGACAATCAAAATTTACTGATGAATGCCGACATAAATATTATCGCTAGCTTAGCAGGAACGGCACAAGGTACAGCTGATACAGCAGTTAGTTCAGCGAGCGCGGCACAAGGTACAGCTAATTCAGCGGCAGGCGCGGCAAGTACAGCACAAGGTTCAGCGAACATGGCACAGGCTACCGCTGATGCTCATAAAGTTTCATTGACTGCTCATAGTGCATCAAATATAACTTACGATGGGTCAGTAGAGGGCGCTTTGAACGTGAAGCAAGCCATTGACCTCGCAAAGCAACGCGTAGATAACATTATCATAGGCGCAGGAAATAGCAATCTAGAAATTTTTGAAGCTCGCGGAACCTTTCCTATGTTGTCGGCTCGGTTAAATGACAATGATGCGCAGTTGGCGGATAAGGCGAAGATGCAGGGGTATGGTTCTCCTATCAATAAATTCGGAATCAAAGAAAACCCGTTTCTTAATTTCAGAAGGGCTGTGCTAAAAAAGTCAGTTAACGTTACATTTTGGGGAGACAGTATAACAACAGGCGGTGATAAATTAGGAGTCAATTCAGCGAATCCTAGTGGTACAGAATACGCACCAAACGGAATAGTTAACTCAGAAGGCTATACCCATATCATTTCAAAAGGAATCGCTAAGTCATTCCCACAAGCGACATTTAATTTTTACAATCGCGCCATTGGAGGAACAAACTTAAACGAGTGGAATACTTTAAAAACAATAGATTCTATTGAAAAAACGTGGATTGAACACGTAAAAGATACTCAACCAGATTTATTATTTATTGGTTTTGGAATGAATCATCTTTCGTACGATTTAAGTAAGACATACGCAAGTAGTCTTAAAAAAGTTTATGAATATATCTATGCTAATTTCACCAAGATTCCAGATATCGTGCTAGTTACTTCTCCAACATCTGTTTTTAATGGCAGTTCATGGAGTGATGATATAAACCAAGAATCAAGAAGAAATACAGGAAAAACGGCTAGATATTTCGGATTGAAATATGCTGATTATATTTTAGATGTGTCCCGATATAGTGATATTTCTCGTTTTGGTAAGGATTTAGAAAGTTGTTATTTCGAACAAAAAACAACTTTCTCAACGACTGGAACAACTGATCTCGCGACATCAGGAACTAGCTTTATCATTAATGAAAAATGTCGAGACTTTACACTTAAATTTATTCTTACTGCCACGAACATAACGGATGGAGAAAGTATTTTAATCAAATACAATAATGACGGAACCCTAAATAATCAATTAATGATATATCCGAATTTGGGTGGAGTTACAAAAGTATATAGTTACGGAAGAATCTCAGATTCGGCTAATCATACGTATTTAACGGATTCTTATATCCATGATAGTGTTATTTCTTCGCAATATTGGAGAATTGAAAAGCGAGAAAATGTTCTTAAAGTATTTATAGATGATGTACCAGAAACGATAATTGTCTATGATGATAAAGTTGATATTAACAACATATTAGGTAACATTACTTTCGTAAAGCAAGGCGGTAGTGTATCAACAATTAAAATAAATAATTTAACTTTTTTTGATCCTAAATATATTGGGTATAAACAAACGATTACAGAAGAAGAAATGTGGGGTAAGTTTGTTAATAATAACTATTCAACAAAACCTATAACTGGTGGTAATGGTGCAAATCACCCTAGTGCAAGAGGTGTCACCCAAATTTACGGTGTTGCTATCCAAGAAATGATATCTGACATCGAAAAAATATCTAAAACCCACTCAGAAATTGATTTAGAATTATATAGAGATGATATTGTTTTTACGACGAATGTATCATCTGTTTCAGGATACTGCTACGTTAATTTAACTCCAAATCAAGTGCCAATTTTACAAGGGATAGTATACAATTCGGATAAAACATTAGCCTTAAAAAAAAATAAATCTGTTGGAAAGCCAGATGATAAAACACTTTTAGCTGACAATGAATTCGGCATTTACCTCACAGCAGATGTTATTCAAATTATTTTCAGAAATACGATGAGTGCAAATAGTACTACCCAGTTTAAGTTTAATACTTATCAATTCTTGTAATTCGCAATTGGATTGAACTACGCAACACCAAGCATCTCACACGAGGTGTTTTTTTCATTAGAAAGAGGTGAGTAAATGCAACCACGTGATGCATCACAAGTTATAGCTCAACAGTTTATAGACGCTGGCGTTGTTCCGGGGTTTATCCCTGGTCAGAATGCAGTAAGTAAGAAATACGTAGATGATCAAGATGCTATACGTGATGTGAACATTGCAGCAGTAGCCACAGGGAATACAACGACAGCGAACGTTATTAATAACCATTTATCATCCAACACCGCACACGATGCACAGGATATAACATACAGTGGAGAAGTTGCAACTGCTAATAACGTTAAACGTGCAATAGATTTCTTGGATTCTCGGGTAGATAATATCGCGTCGCAGTCAGGTGATGACATTACCGAGATCAGGGACGCTCGTGGCATTTATCCAGTACTGTCGGCTAGGTTAGATGCAAGTGATGCGGATTTAAACGATAGAGCAAATAAAACAGATCTTGTGTTTAATGTAAAATATCCACCTCCTCCACTGATGGGTGCAAAAGGTGATGGGACAGACGACACAGCGGCTATAAAAGCCCTAATTGCTTTAATTCCTAAAAGTTCTGCTTGGGGAGGGGACGCTGGAAAATCAGGAGGTATATTGTTTTTCCCTTTAGGAAATTACGGAGTTAGAGAACAGCTTTTATTTGAGGGATTAGGCGTTGTTGTAAGTGGTGTCGGAGTAGAGTCAAGCGTTATTACAGCTCTCCCGAGTTTTACGGGTGAATCAGTTTTACGGTTTGACCAAACGAATGATGGTTATGCGAATGTCGGTGCAGGAATCGAAAACCTTGGCGTTTATATGAATGGAGTTAATGGTCACGGAATCATCATGGCTCGCGCTTATGATGGTGTTACGTTGAACGATGTATATGTCAAAGATGTTGCAGATGCTTATTCGGGATACCGTTTCATTCCAGATCCTGATGTAACTTTTGATAAAGTTAGTCAAACGTTATATCTATCGAATGTTCAAGCTATCCATAAAAATGCAACCGCAACAGGATCACTCTTTTATTTTGAAAGTTGTCAAGAAATCGTCTTATTGGGTTGTAAAGGATTTGGCACTTGGGAATCAAACGGTAAAGCAAACTGTTACCCTTTCGAATTTGTTGACTGTCAGGGTGTAGTTGCTTATGGATGTTCTGCTGCATTTTCTAATTTAGCAGGCATAAAGGTTCGATCGGCAACACGTCCGATATCAGGGTACGTTTTTGATGGATGGACGTTCGAAACTATAGTTGGCATTATAGATATCACAGGGACATCCAGTTATCACATAAAAAATGTGGCGTTTCGCTCTTGGCGTAGTGCTGGCGCAGGCGGGATACTCAAATTAGATTTTGTAGAATATTCACGGATAGAATCAGAAAGTTATCCAATAACAATAGGGGCAGGGTGTAACGGTGTTCATGTTGATTGCTACGGATCAGACGGTATAACAGACAGTGGAACGAATACCACAGTGTTTGCCGTGGGTGCAGCCAACATGCTACTTCAAGCAAGCACAAATATATTTCTGCGCGCAAGTGGTGGAAAAAACATGGCACAGTTTAATGAGCCTCCATCAACAGACACAACATCACTTTTGCTCAGAGTAAATAAAGGTGGATTTATGTACACGAGCAGAGTGGAAGTTGGGGGTGTAGATAGTGGTGGAACTGGTTACAGAATACTTCGTGTTCCTAACGCATAGGGTTGTTTTTATTTGAAAGAGGTGAGCAGATGCAACCTTGGGTAGCGTCACCAGACAGAACCAAGCCAGTCATTGTTACTTTGGCTGACGGTATAAATCAATCAGTAGAATCCATAGAGATCAAGGACAGTCAATGTACTTCCGTGGTCAACATGGATTCTTTTCTTTACCCTACATTGCAGGTGCGTGAAGGCAGTACATTGTTCAGCCAACACACAGGCTATATAAACCGCATATTCAAGTTTCTTAATGTTTGGTATTGCGGCAATGCTAGAGGGCTGTACAAACAATCTGGATCATCGTGGGTGGCTGTTTATGAGTACACTGACACCAATAATGATCGATTGTGGGATGCATCCATGTTTTTCGATGGCAGTAAGCTATTTTTTATAGATGGATCGCTTCAACTAAGACAGTATGATGGCACGACATTGACGACGCTCGGTAGCGCTCCTGCTAATAGTGCATTCATGACCACACATGCAAACCGTTTCTACTTAGCTAATCGTAACGATAATCAACTATCATTTTCAGGCTTAAGAGATGCTGCAGACTGGAGCAGTGTAAACAAGTATACCGGTACAGGTAAGTTCCCTATGGAAACGCCAGACGGTGAGTTGCCTGTAGGTCTTACAAACTTTAATAATCACGTTATCCTATTCAAGAAATACACCATGCACAAGCTATTTGGTGAGGATTCTACCAACTTCAATATGACGACACCATTCGGTGTTGGTTGTATCTCAGACCGTTCCATAGTACCAACAAGGGAATCGCTCTTCTGGTTGGCGGCTGATGGATTCTACGACTATATGGGAGGTTCGGCACCGACAAAGATTAGCGATCCGATAAAACATTACATTAATAGCATAAACTTAGCTAGCGCCCAACACTGTGTATCTGGCACAGATGGGCGTTTTGTTTATCTATCTCTAGTGACTGGATCAAGTGTATTACCTAATGTAACGCTCAAATATGACCTACAACGTCAATCTTGGTGGGTTGAGAGTTATGTAGCTACTTCCTTTCATTTGGATGGTCAGACGCTATACTATGGCACAGCAGATGGAAAGATTATGAAGGCTGGCGGTGCTACAGATGCAGGTGTTCCGATAGCTTGGAGCTTGGAAACAAAGCCATTCAGTGAGAATGACGAGACGATCAGGAAGGTCATACACCGCTTATCTATTGTGGCAGACATAGAAGTTGGATCAATGCTTAATGTCTCCTACTCTGGCGGTACAGAGGGCGGTGCATGGAATCAGGTGTACACCACTTCTAACGGCACTGGACAAATACAAAGTATCAAGATTCCTGTCATCGTCCGCACACCAGAAACATGGTTCAGATTGAAGATAAACGGAACAGGTAAGGTTAAGATTCACCGGATGATAAGAGAGCTATCTAGGAGGGGATCGTAGTGGCTAATGTACAGCTACCCAACATCGGGCATACGAATAGCGATATAGACGGAGCAAGCTTTTCACAACTACAAACTATCGTTAAATCGTTAATGAATACCACGGCAATGTTGACTGAAGAACTAACCTATTTACTTAATAATCTGGATACGCGCAATGTGAATGAGTTGAATGCAGAGGTTATAACAGCTGGCTCGGTGACAGCGGATAAGATCACTGTAACTGAGTTGTCAGCATTGAGTGCTAATATGGGTAAGCTTACGTCAGGTGAGATTTTCGGAGCTTATATAGCTACTAGAGAGAATGCTTATCCTAGAGCTGAATTGAGCAATGAAGAAGATTTGTTTGCCGCTTATTTGGATGCCAATAACTACATTAAAGTTGAAGCTAACTATGGGGGTGTTCCATCATTAAATTTTATTCAAGGTGGAGCATTCAAAGCAAGAATGGACACTCTATTAGGATACTTGGAAATACGATCACTCACTTCACTACTTATTCAAGCAACGTTAGATGTTGAAATTGCCACAGGAGCATCATCTATTTTAAAATTACCGCCATTTGGAAGAGTTGAATCTAGCACTGGTCAAAACTTGGGAGTGGAATTGGATAGTAAGGCTAAAGCAGGGATCTCAACAGGGCCATCAGGAGGACACAATCACGCAATACCGCCAGGAACTAGGTTACTTGTTGAAGGCGGTGGATATGTCACTTGGTCTCCTGTGTCAGATCATACGCATGCGCAGAACGGTTGAGTGTATCCAGATGTCAATATCCATGGTATACTTACACCAAAATATGACATGAGGTGCGGACCATGAAGATATTAAAAGGATTATCACTATTGTTGTCAGGCGTAGTATTAGGTATTGGGATATCATTCTCTCCACAGATATATGCAGCAACTAGTGAACTGTTAGGTTCCACGGTAACAAGTATATTTACAATAGAACAAAACGGCGTAAAGATTGCTGATAGCGCAATTATAAACGGATCAGCCTACGTACCAGTGAGAGTGATGGCGGAAGCCACAGGAACGCCACTTACAGTAGAAGGGAAGGTAATTACTTTGGGTGAAGATTCTACAACGGTACTTACTCCGGAACAAAATACAGCACTCGCAAAGCAACAAGACGATGAAGCGAAGGCTGAAACGGCAAGGTTAAATAATCTCTATAAAGAACAACGTACAATTGAAAAAAATATCGAAAAAGCAAAACAAACAATATCGTTGAGTACTAGCACGGCTTATACTCGTTTACTGGATAAAATAAAATTATATGAAGAACGCGTTTCTTTATATCCCGAACTTACCGAACTCGTAGGGGAACTTGAGAATTACAAAAAAGATCTTTCTACAATGGAAAAATCGATTGCGGACGCTAAAGCGTCGTTGCCTATTTTACAAAAACAACTCGCTGACTTACTAGCGTCTGAACCCGGTCTTTCAATGTTTAAAGTTCAATAATATATTTTTCCACATTGAGGACTCCTAACGGGGTCCTTTTTCTATTGCAAAGGAGCGTGAAACCATGGCAACCGGAATAATAAAACCTACAGTAGCAGGAGTATCTGCATCACCAACAATAGGCAATGGTGGCGCAGACTACAACACCGCTGAATCAGCGCTGAAAAAGAAGATTGCTCAGAACCAGTTAAACATAGCAACAAATAAAAATCATGTAGAAAGTGAAACATCTCGAGCATTGAAAGTCATTCAAGAAAGACAGGCTGCAGGTCAGGACACAACATCCCAACAAAAGTATCTTAATACCAACCTTGGGTATAAGGCTCCTACAACTAATGCAACCAATACAAACGCAAATAACGGATCTTCTACAACGTTTAACGGTAATGGAATAGGATCTGGCAGTCAGATTAATAGTAGAACAGAAGAGAGTAGCAAACTAATGCAGCAGATGAAGGCTATAGGGGAAAGGGAAGCAACACAATTCAGCTATGATCCTAACTCTGATCCAGCTTATCAGGCTGCATTGAAGCGCGCACAAGCCAATATTGACGTTGGAAATTCACAAGCTCAAGCGGAAATGAACCGCAGAGGAATTCTAAACAGCACCATTACAAGTGATCGTATGGGCGAGATCGCAAGTGCTGAGATGGGCAATGTAGAAACCACAGTCATTCCGCAATTAATGCAACAGGCATATCAGAAATATATTGATGCGCAGAACCAAGAGCAACAACGATTCACTAATCTTGGTGCATTATCAGATAAATACAACAATGAAGATCAGAGATCTATCGATAACAATTTCACTGAAGCTAACATAACAGGAAATTACTTACCAGAAGCAGCTAAACCGATCATAAGTCAAATACTACAGCTTAAACAGCAAGCAGAAGCGCCGGGAATTACAGCTGCGGATAAAGCGCAACTAAGCGCAAGAGCTGATGGATACCGCGCCAAGTTAATAAGCCTAAATGTCGATCCTAGCGCTTATGCCGCAACAGTTAATCACAACAATGCAAGTCTTAACCCGGGGATTCGCACCATTGCAGGTCAACAGTTAGATGCGTCTAAGCAAGCACAATCATTCAATCAGAACATGGACATTAGAAAACAAAAATTCACAGAAGGCCAGCAGACTTGGCAGAATAACTTCCAATCTGAACAACAGGGATGGGAAAACAACTTCGCTAATGAGCAACAAGCATACAAAGTAGGTCGTGACTCGGTAGATGATACATTTAGAAATGCTCAACAGAAATTAACTGAGCAAGTCCAATTAGGCGGATTGAAACTAGACAGAGCTAATCAGTTGTTAAATCAAGCTGAAGCTCTCGGTTATGTAACCCCTGAACTTTCAGCCGCTACCGGAATGCCATCAGGTCAACCATTCGCAAGCAAAAATTATGGTTCAGCAAAAGCGGCGCCAGTTGCGGAGGATTACTTAAGTTTTATTGATAAAATAGCCGTTATGAACGGATCAACATTGAAAAATCCGATCGATGTTGAAAATTATATTCTTAACACTCCGGCATCTGATTATGAAAAGTACAGAATGTACATCGCTAAAGGTTTGAAATGGGATGGTCCGGTTCCACAGCCGGGGGAGCAACAGCCACTTCAACCGTAAGCGGTGGCTTAGGATCGTTGTCTAGCAAATATGAGTCAGGCGGTAACGCTGGCTCTATTGCTCGGACACCTGGCGATATAGGCGGTGCCAGTTACGGTAAGTATCAATTAACAACAGCAAGCGGATCAGCTAAGGCATTTGTGGAGTCTCTTAAAAATATTGATAAAACGGCATATCAACAACTAGCTGGCAAAGCTCCTGGTTCTGCTGCATTTGATAGTGCTTGGAAAGCTGTGGCAAACGGTAATTCTAACTTTGGATCCTACCAACATAACTTTATTCAACAAAAATATTTTGATCCAGCTGTAAGTTCGGTCAAAAAAGTCATAGGGCTAGACGTAACCAGACGTTCTCAAGCTGTTCAAGATGCGATATGGTCCACTGCTGTTCAACACGGTTCGGGTAGTGTAGCTAAAATACTTAAGAATGCTGGAATATCACCAATGACAAGCGATGCCGAAATCATAAAAAGAATCTACGCTGAACGGGCTGCTGGTAATGGGACTAAATATTTTTCTAAATCATCTACAGCCGTTCGGAATAGCGTTGTGAAACGATTCGGAAGTGAAATGAAAGATGCTTTGAACATGCTGACATAGGCGGTGAAATAATGGCTGAATCATTTGTTGAAAAAAGAAAGCGTGAGTTGAGTGAAAGCGCTGGTACAAGTGGTGGTGTGAGTAGTGCTGAATCATTTGTTGAACGCAGAAAACGAGAATTACGTGAACCATCAACTGCAAACAACCAATCTAATGTTAAAACATCATTCAAAACATCTGAATTGCTATCATCTATCGGTGTAGATTCCACTAAGTTTGGTAAGACGGATGTTAAAGCACCAGTTAAAACAATCACCAAACCTGTAAGTCAGCCGCCAACAGGCATTAAAACACCAATGATAACAGGTTTACATGCAGCGACTGGCGATAAACAAGCATTAAAAGACTACAAAAAAATGACGGGATTTGAATTCGCTCCATTGACTGATGCGCCTGACACAAGAACTCAATACGAAAAAGAGCAAGAAAATATAAATAACAGCAACTGGCCCGGTGTAGTTAAGGGTATCGCAACCGCCGGGAACAGACTGACACGAGGCAATGTGGTAGGTCAATTTTTATCAAAGGCTACGACAGTTCCGGGGGTTTCCGTAGAAAAAACAGACTCTACAGGCAATAAAATAGCTGACAAAGCAGGGAAGTTGTTAGGGGATTACGTTTCCCCTCTGCTTGTTCCTACTGGTGCACCTTTGGGGTCTGGGACGATGGCCGCACCTTATGAAGCCGCTGGAAAGCTACTGAACACAGGCGCAGGACAAAAGGTAGTCAATACGTTTGGCGCTGGGCTCAGCAAGGTGCCGCTTATCTCCAAAGGTGCTGGACAAGGATTAGCAAGGGTTGGGCTTACTGAGGGACTTGCAGGAACGATTCAGAACCCTGCACAGGCGCTTGTGAATGATCCAAATCGTAGTACGAAGGAATTGGCTACAGATGCCGCCATAGGTGGTGCAGCAGGATTAGGATTGGGTATGGGTGGATATGCAGTAGGCAAGGGTATTAGTAAAGGGATAGGAAAGTTAACAGGGAAAAATAAAGTTGCTGAATCAGTCGTTGCAGATGCGATAGCACCTAAAACTGTTTCAAGAGTATCTTCAGAACCGATTGTTACACCTCAGAAAAAATTACAGCAAGAAATAATTGAACCGATCGCAGGGAATCCCTATTCCACTGAAACAGCAGACATACCAGACTTCCTTAAACCTGCAAATCGTAGAACAATGACGCCTGAAATCACTCCAACGATTGAACCGATCATACCAAGCCCTCTCAAGCCTACTTCTGGTCTGAGAGGTAACTTTCAAAATCAATTGAAGAATGGCAACTTCTCGGAAGAACTACAAAGTTCAATTAAAGCGACTGATCAGAAATATGATGTAGCTCATAACGTAGACAGTGTGGCTAAAGCTAATGCAAAGATTGTTGATCTCACAAATGCTTCAAGTGATTTCAAAGGAAATGAATCAGGTGGAGCAGATCATGTTGCTACCGGGTATAGATTACTACAGGAGTTAGATAGAGTTGGGCAGCATGGTCAAGCGCTAGAGATTGCAGAGAAATTAGCTGCCGATCTCACAAAGGCTGGCCAAACTGTTCAAGCTGCATCAATCTTAGCTAGATTAAGCCCTGAGGGACAACTGCTTCGACTGACACGATTAGCTGAGAAGAACGGAACAAAGGTTAGTGTTGAGGACAGTGTTAAATTCAAAGAACTGGCAGCCAAGGTTCAAGAAAACACTGGTGCTGGTGCAAAGGCTAATGAGTTCAATGAAATTCTGAACCGGTTGGAAAAAGGTGATAACGTAACGGTTAAAGATATCAAGACTTTATCCGACTTCCTAACTGGAGCAGAGAAAAAGATACAACCAAGAGTTAAAACTGTGATGGATAAATTACCTGAAGAATTAAAGGATGTGCGCAAGCGTGATCGGGTAGTTTCTTTCCTAGATGACGCAGAAACCGCGGCACTGGCGAGAATCAAAGCTCGTAAAAATCAACTTAACAGTTTACCTTTGGGTGAGTGGGCAGACCATGCAATTGTGGTATCTGCACAGATTGCAAAAGGCGGAATCAAGGCTGCTGACCATGTAGAGAAGATCGTTACAATGTTTGGAGAAGAGATTCGACCTTATGCTACAGAGGTATTTCAGAAGGCGCAGGATATCGTTGGTGGGATCTCCCGGAATGCAGCAGAGGGCAATCTTGCGAAAGCTAATGCAGCGTTTCGTAAAATAACTGGTCAGGCTGAAACTGAAAAGGAAATTGTGAAAGAAACAGCTGCGCATGTACGTAAATTAATTAATGACGCCAAACAAGGGGAATTAACTAGAGAAGGCGTACAGAAGTTACGTGATTATGCAGATGAAATTGCTGATATGCTTGCAGAAAAGAAGCCTGGTAAACTACCTACCCAGGAAGAAAAGTTTCTTCAAACAGTAAAATCCTTAGCTAAAAAAATTGCTCAAGTAGAGTCGAGCACGCTTCCGGCAGATCAAGCAAACCGTGAAGTATCGAGCCTCTTGCGTCAAGTGGCTAAATTGTCAGAAGAAGGTACGATAAAGATCATTCAGGAGCCTATAGATACAAAGGTACTAAGCGATATCGCTCATGACGTGCTAGAAAAAACACGCCCGACTCCTAAACCATCGACATTGCAGGAAAAAATAGTTGAAAAATATATTAAACAAAATAAATCTGTAAGCACTAAAGATATCGAAACTTTAAGAAAACTGGCCAAAGATATCACTAAACTGTCAGGAGATCAGAAGATTGATGCTGATATCTCGATGCAAAAGATTCTAAACAGTTATGAGAAATCATCTTTGTGGGATAAGACTCTTGCCATTCGCTACATGGCAATGCTATTAAACACAGGAACACAGGCAGTCAATGCTTTATCAGGACCTATTATGTCTACAACAGGAACTGTAGCTGATGTATTTGGGACAATGGTAGATATCGCGATGAACAAAACTCTTAAAACACCAAGAACCACAACTCTGTATGGCACTAATCCATTGAGGTTTATGTCACATTGGTTCAAGAACTTAAAGATTGGTGGTAAAGCTGGAGCGCAAGGAGTTAATCCAGGAGGAATTCAAGGTACTAATGAGATTAGAGGACTAGCGTTTAAGAGCCTTAAAAATCCTTTTGGATTAGCCGAAAGAGCATTGGGTGCCGTGGCGAAAGGTCCCGACTTTGCTACGTACAAGACGGTATTTGATTCTGAGATTGCAAGGCAAGGATTCTTGGAAGCCAAAAACAAAGGTCTTAAAGGTAAAGATATCAAGTCTTATATAGAAAAGTTTGTGAATGACCCTCCTGAAGAAGCGATACTTCAAGCGGACAGAATTGGAAAGAATACTACGTTTCAGCGTTCGGACACTTCGGGCGGCAAAGCGGCAAATTTTTTAAATAATTCACCAAGTTTTATTAAGCCAGTTACAACTGCCATTTTTCCTTTTGTACGTACACCTATAAACATTGCTTCGACAGCAGTGACTATATCTCCTGGTGGAATTTTCAAGGGTTTATTCCAGTTGACTAGCAAGTCCAAAGCTACACAGCGCGAAGCTCTACGCACCTTGTCGCTCGGACTGACTGGAACAGGACTCAGCGCGATGGGATATTATTTGAGTCAGCTAGGAATCATTACAGGGGCAAATGATAGTGGAGATAAAAACGTAGACAACATCAGAGAGCAAGCAGGAAAAGGCAAGTACCGTTTCAATACGTCGGCACTCGGAAGGTACATGTCGGCTATGATAGATGGTAAAGGTCCAGAGGCGGCAGAACATGCGGCGAAGTATCAAGAAGGGGACAAACAGTTTGATTACAATAAACTTCAACCATTAGCATTCCCATTAGCAATTGGTGCAGGGGTAAGCGATAAAAAGGCAGAAGGATTATCTGGAAAAGCGTACGGTGCAGGTATGGATGCATACGGTTCATTGTTTGGTATGTCAACGTTAAAAGGTGTACAAGATATATTTCAACCTTCCTACGGTGGCACTCAGGGAGAGAAGGCATTGGGAGTTCCTACGCGTCTTGCTGAATCTTTCTTTAAGAGCTTCAGCCCGAGTGCATTGGCTCAGGAAGCGAGACGTCAAGATCCTATATCTCGCAAAACTTCATATAATGACGGATTATTTAAAGATGTTGGTGATTACTTCAATTCACGCATACCTGGACAATCCCAATCACTGCCTGCTAATAAAACAACATTGGGTCAAAACAAACTGAATGCTCCAGGTATAAAAGGTCAGTATCTAAATCCATACAAATCCGATGTAGCGCCTTACAACAAAGCAGCTAGAATTATATCTGATTTAATTGATAGAACGGGTGATACAACGTTAGCTCCTAAAGCGCCAGCGAAGAATGTGAGTGGAAAGAATGATAATGATGAATCAGTAACCATTGCGATTCCTGCCAAGCGTTACGCTAAGCTTCAAGAAGATGTAGGGAATGAAATAATTACACGAATCCTAGACCTTCCTAGATCCGCAGACGAAGAACTCGGCACAGCTATTCATGATATTTATGAAGAAGTCCGTAAAGAGAAAATGGACGAAGTTAAAGAAGAATTAGGTATATGGGTTGATTAAATTTTAATAGTTGACTATAAACCTAAATAATGGTAAATTAATCTCAAATCTGAAAGCATCGGTGAGAAGAGTCCGGGGAAAGCATCCCTTGGGCTCTTTTTCTGTCGGGAGGTAACATGAAATACATTGAATTCGATGATTCAGAGTTGCTGCATAGTGACTTTGACGATAAGACATTACAACTCGTGGCTGACTTAATGGGTCCCGATGTTCGCGATAAACTCCTAGTCCCGGTGGTGGAACGCATTGAACCTCATAGAATCGCTTTATGATATTAGTTATTTCATCTTAAAAAATATTAGAAATTGGAAATGGGAAATGTTCTTCATATATATCTTTTATCTCTTCGGCAAGCGTTCTGGCATGAAGATGACTAAAAAATATATGCAGAAACATTTCCCTATTTATTTCGCTGACGAAAATGAAGCGTGGAGGGCATGGGCAACACAAAATATAGAAAGTTTAGGTGGGTCAAATTGGCAGTGGAAGAAATCAAATGGCAGTATAGTGCAATTCAAGAATCTGGATCGGATGAACTTAAATACGTTATCGAGATACTTACGGCAGGACAAGCACCAGGACAACCAATTAGAGAGGGTGAACAGTATGAAAAAAATAATTGTAATTGATGCAGGACATGGAGATAAAGACCCGGGAGCCATTGGTGTTACTGGGAATAAAGAAAAGGATTTCAATCTAACAATGGCCTTGAAAGTGGAAAGACTGTTGCTGGACCATCCATCTATTACTGTACTGCTGACACGTAGAACTGATGTATTCCTTGAGTTAAAGGAACGTTCAGACTTTGCTAATAAAGCTAATGCAGATGCTTTCATATCCATTCATGCTAATAGCTACACACCTACCTCAGCAGGGACAGAGACGCATTACACACGTTCTGATAGTAAAGGGCTTGCTACGATCCTTCAAAAGTACACAGTACTCTCAACAGGTTTAAAGGATCGAGGGCTTAAAGTAGGTAAATTGTACGTCACAAAAAATACAAAGATGCCAGCGTGTTTATTAGAACCAGCATTTTTAAGTAACCCCGCTGAAGAATCGCTTCTATATAATACAGAATTTCAAGATACATTTGCGCTCAACATTTCGAAAGCTATTTGTGAATTTTGTGGTGTCGCCTACGAAATCGAACCAACGCCTGCACCGCAACCAATTCCGGATAATCCGTCACCATATCCGACCATGGAAGTTACTATCAATACAGCAAATCCGAAGTCATTCATAGGATACTCTATTAAAGGATCTACGTGGATACCATCCAGACCGATTTGTGACATCTTGGGAGCTGATGTTTTATACAACAAAGGAATAGTATCTATCAACGGCACGAAGCTAGAGACTCAACTCATCAACGGTGTGGGCTACGTTAAACCTCGTGATCTATCGGCTCAAACAGGAGCAAGAATATTCTGGGATAAAAGTAATCCGAAGAGAGTTGAAATTTTCACTTCATTATAAGGGGGTATAAATATGGACATTGTATGGGAAGCAATCAGACCGTTTTTAGCTGACTTAGCCAAGGAGCTTATCACAGTGGTAGTGTCATTGCTTTTGGTGTTTTGGGGAGTAGCTAAAACAAAAATAATCGCACACATTAAAAATGAACAGATTCGCAAGGCAGCTGCAGAAGGTTTCGCATTAGCTGAAAAGAGATTCACACAACTGAGTGGAGAAGGTAAGTTTAATCAAGCCTTCGTTTATACGTCCAAGAAGCTAGGGGATGCGAAGATCAAGGTAACGCCTGAAGAGATCAAGGCGGCCATCGAGAAAGCTGTGGTGGATTATAATTGGAATAAGGCAAGTTAGGCTAATCTTTGATATAATGAATCTATAAAATACGCATAACAACGACAAAATTATTCGGAGTAACTTTTGGGTAACAATTGGGTAACGAAAGCCAGACGCAAGGAGTAACATTGAGATAATCATATTACAACACGAAAGACCTCGTAACCCTTGATATGTAAGGAATTCACCTAACATATTACTTCAAAGATCATCATGTTACAGATAGGTGGAATCATTTAAGGAATGATATAAAACAAGCAAAAAACCCTTATATAATAAGGGATAGAAGATCATAAAGTATTAAAAAGGTAACATTTAGGTAACAAAAGGATTTTATTAGACGTTTTTCATGAGTTCGCTGAACTTCATGGAAGCGTCTTTCTTTTTGGTTTTTGTAACATGCAAGTAAACATTTTTGGTTGTGTCATCGTCCTTGTGTCCAAGTCTGTCCATGATGTCTTGAAGGCTTACGCCTGCCTCTGCGAGAAGAGAAACGTGTGTATGTCTCAAGGAGTGAGGGGTAAGGTCTGTATTAAGCCCTGCGATCCTCAAAAGCCGTTGCATTCTGTTCTCGATCATTTTTATGTATTCAGGATACCCCGGGTTAACATTTTCCGTTTTCGCGAATACAAAATCTTTATCATGATATCTGGCACCGTATTCTTTTCGTTTTTCATACTGTAATTCTCGGAGTTTTATCAGATCATTTATTAGTTCTTCATCTATTTCAATGAAACGAATAGATGTCTTAGTCTTTGGCGGAAGAAGATAATATTCTTTGATATTATTAGTTGGGTTGTAATATGTTTTAGTAATAGAGATTCTATGCTCAACAAAATCAATATCTGTATTTTTTAATGCGCATAACTCTCCAGCTCTCATTCCTGTGTATGAGAGTGTTTTGAATATCTCATAATCTCGTTCTAAGCCTTTATACCTAGCGGTATCCAAGAAGAGAGCGAGTTCTTCTTTTTCCAGATGACTTACAACCTCTTTTTCAGATTCTACTTCTTCAACAGTTTTTTGAAGCTTTGGGATTTGGGCATATTCTGTAGGGTCTTTTTTAATAATTGAAAGCTCTACAGCTTTTTTAAATATCAGTCTACCAGTCCTATGAATTCCTATTAATGTGCTATCAGCGTAGCTCTTATTTATCTCTCCATCTTCCTCCTTAATGGTATATCCTGTAGTTTTGAGGTCGTCCAAAGCATTCTGATATTGTTTGCGTGTAATATCCTTCATCTTTGCATATTCAAAGTAGGGCATAAGCCTACTAATTTCATGTTTTTTTATTCGAATAGTACTTATTTTTATTTTTCCTGACTTCGAATATAACTCTAGCCAAGTTTCTGTAAACTCTTTAAAGGTAGCATTCTTTTCTTCTGAATACGTACCATCTGTAACTTCAACAATGAGCACTGCAATAGCTCTTTCTGCATCGCCCTTCGTTGCAAACCCGCCTTTTTTCTTCTGCTTACGTTTACCTGTCTGAGGGTTGATCCCGACATCAACAATATATGACCAGGTAGCACCGCATGAACATTTTTTTGTTTTCTTCCCTGGACATGCGCAATTAGGTTTGTAGAAATGGCCTTTCATAGTAACACTCCTTCTGGTAGATATCCATTTGTCTTTTTTACCATGTATTTCTTTGTAATATTTTGCTCAATGTGTTAATCTCTGCGTTCCACTATCATTAAGCATACAACTCAGAGAAAACACAGAGGGAATAAGATGAAAATAATAGGCGTTAAAATGCATAATCGTGATGGAACGAAGAATGATTTTATAGAGTTTAGGTTATCTGAAGTTAATTATATTGATCTTTGGAGAGAAACTGGAAGTTCAACAAAGGTACCCAGCTATCATACCTCAACCGGTTCATTCCTTGCTATAAATACCATCAAAGACATATCTGCTGCTTATAATAAATTTGGTTTCGAGCCATATGACGGTTCTACGATAGTGAATATAAATAACATTAAGCAAGCTTCAAGCTATAAGACAGGCAGTAAAATTATATTCGTGGATGGAACTTATGTATTAGTAAGGAAAAGTATATAAACCTATTTGTCAATACCTTGAGTACCATTCAAAAACCACTTGTGAAATATTATTTCCCATAATTCGACAACATGTAACATCATTTGTCTGCTATACTTTATTCATAAACCAACAAAGCGATACAAAAACAAGAGATGGTAGATTACAAAGTACGATTAAAACCGTACTCTTACCCGAGAGCAGACTTTGCCACTCCGCTATCGCCATTCCCACACAAAGAGATCGTTGATGGTGCATTTAAGATAGTGAGCTATGATTGCAGCTGTTTGTATCGTGATATTATCCGTTCGCATGCGTACAATATCCGATATCCTTTGCTTACTTAGCCCTGTCTTATCTGCTAACCATTGTTGGTTTTGACCTATCCGTTTGAGTAACTCGGGAATACGACAGCTGACGGGTATTAACTC